ACATAAATCAACAAGTGGCGCTAGTGGAACAAGTGGTGCTAGTGGAAGTAGTGGCAGTAGTGGTGCTAGTGGAACAAGCGGATCAAGTGGTACAAGTGGACAAACTGGATCAAGTGGAAGTAGTGGTACAAGTGGACAAACTGGATCAAGTGGAAGTAGTGGTACAAGTGGACAAACTGGATCAAGTGGAAGTAGTGGTACAAGTGGATCCGGAGTTTCTGGTGGCACAAATAATATAGTTGCAAAGTTTAGTGGTGCTACAACACTCGCAACTTCTACTATAACGGACAATGGAACTACAGTTACAATTGCTGCAGCAAGTAGCATACAAGGTGTTAAGGAAACGTATGCAACTACTGCACCTACATCTAGTGTTGTTACTATAGACCTTAATACTACAACTGTTGCTTTGTTAACTCTTAATGCTAGTGTTACTAGTTTTACTATTAATAATTTAACCGCTGGAAAAGTTAATTCATTTACAATAGTAACAATACCAAACGGATCTGTATATACTATAACTTGGACATTTGGAGTCGTGGGTGTCAAATGGCCCGGTGGAACAGCTCCAACATTAACTACAACGAATGGTAAATATGATGTATTTAGCTTTATATATGATGGTACAAACTGGTATGGTTTTATAGGCGGACAAAATTTCTAATACTTATGGCAACAATAGGATCGGGTAGATCATCATTAATAAGAAGTAAAACAGCTGCCGGATCGGCAGTAAATTATACTTTGGTAAGATATGAAGGCGCTACTACTACAAGCGGAACAGTTGGATCCAGTACCTGTATATATGAACTGTATTTATTTACAGATGGATTTGTAGAAATGAGATTAGGCAATTGGGCTAATTCTGGTGGATTTTCCGGTCATTATACTGCTGGAGGAACTGGTACATCTCTTTCTCCATCAGCTAATACTACATATGTTTGGAACGCAACAGGAACAACCACTACATTTTTAGCTGGTTATCAATATATAAACGGAGTCGCAACAGCCGCAGGATCAACAAACCCTTCTTTAGGGGCAAGCTCTGTGGGTAGTTGGCCTCCTACAAATTGGACCAGTTTACAAAATGCGAGTGTGGATGATGCTTTCGTTTCAGTAACAATAGCATCAACAACATTTTTTGGCACATCCAGAACCACTGCATATATTGGTAGCAACGCTTATATTACATTTGGAGCTGGCAGCGCTCTTTATAGCGGTTTAAGCGCTACAGTTCCAGCGGTGGATAAATTTATGTTTAACGCGGCTGATAGAAGTTATCAAAGAGTTGCGTATTTAACTGCGGGTGGATCAAAATAATAAAATTATGAAAGTAGCAAAAATAATAAACAATTCAATTTATATACAGAGTATCTATACAATGTTTCCTAACGTTTCATTTCCTGATGTTGGAATACCTGATGAATTTTTACAAACTCACAATTTATATAAAGTACTTGAATATATACCACATAATCCAGAAACACAAATCTTTAATTTATTAGATGTGCCAGTACTAAAAGATAATATAGTTTATACAGTTGAAGTTTTAGATAAAACAGATGTGGAAATTAAATCGGATAAGCTAATAAAAGTCAGACTATATCGCACTAATCTTTTAAACGAATCTGATAGTTACGTAACAATTGATAGATGGGAAGCTTATTCAGATGCGCAAAAAACTGCATGGAGACAATATAGACAGTCTTTAAGAGATATACCTCAAATCGCAGATGATTTAGATAATATTGTATGGCCTATTAAGCCAAATTAAAATTATAATTATTAATAGTCTTGACTTTATAATTTATATAAAGTATAAGCATAAGCAAGCGCTTGTTGAATTAAGTGGTTGTTAAATATTAATTAAATAATACTAAATTATTGATAGTTAAATTAAAGTTAAGCGCTTGATATGCTACTATTTATTATAAATGATTACTAATAAACATAAAATATATTTGGATATGGATGGAGTGATAAGTGATTGGGAATCACAGTTTAAGCGCTATAGTGGTGGAGTGCCTGTAGAAACTTATGATGTTGAGCATGGCAAAAAAAATAGATTTAAATTTGTTGATAAAAATTGTCCTGAATATTATTCTACAATGCCTTGGATGAAAGATGGTAAGTTGCTTTATAATTTTGTAAAAAATTTACCTGTAGAAATATTGAGTCATGCACCTAGTAAATTATCTTATATTGGTAAAAAGCAATGGTTAGCTAATAATAAGATTGATATTGAAGCTAATTTGGTACCGCATAGAAATTTAAAAGCAAAGTTTGCAAATGCTGATAGTATTTTAATAGATGATCGTGAAGATAATGTAAATGATTTCATAAATGCTGGTGGCAAAGCAATATTGCATAAAAATGCTATAGATACTATTAATCAACTAAAAGAAATGTTGGGTATTAAAGAAAAACACAGAATTTATAATAGTATTTTAAATCCTGAAATTTGGGCAACTAAAGATGAAATAAAACCTGAAGTATTAAATAAACTATTAACTATAGCAAATACTTTCTACAAAGATACTGATTTGAATGTACCACTTGAAAATGTATATTTTCTTGGTAGTACCGCCGGATATAATTGGTCACCCACCAGTGATATAGATTTACATTTGCTTGTAGACTTTTCTAAGATTAATGATGATAAAGAAATTGTTAAGAATTATGTGGGTGGTTTAAAAAGTAAATGGAATGATTCACATAACATTCGAATTGGTAATCATCCAGTGGAAGTTTATATTCAAGATGTTAATGAAGTTAACCGAAGTCAAGCTGTATATAGTTTGACTAAAAATACTTGGGTAAAAAAGCCACAAATAGAAGACATACAGATTGATAAAGCTACTATTTCAAAGAAATATAAAGAATATGTAACATTTATTAATACGGCTGTAAAAGAACAAGATCTAGACAAATTGAAACGTTTGGTAAAGCGGTTATATGAAATGCGTGAAGCTGGATTGGATAAAAGTGGAGAATACAGCACAGAAAACTTAGTGTTCAAACTTTTGAGATCCAGTGGGTACGTTAATCAACTAAAAGACGCGATAAATAATATCACGGATAAAAATTTGAGTCATATTTAAAAAAAGTTAATTAAAATATAAATCGTTTTATATTTATAATCAATAACATAAGGTAAAAATATGGCAGAACTACTAAATCCAAGTGAAATATTCGCTACAGCTTACGAACCAAAAGTAAAAAATCGTTTTATTCTTTACGCCGATGGTATTCCATCGTTCATTATTAAAAAGGTCAATCGTCCTAAGCTGACACAAGCTAGAAAAGAACTTGACCATATGAACACAAAAAGTTACTACAAGGGCAAGAGTGTTTGGGATGAAATTACTATGGAACTTTATGATCCAATTGTACCATCTGGTGCTCAAGCAGTAATGGAGTGGGTTCGTTTGCATCACGAATCAGTTACTGGTCGTGATGGTTATCAAGATTTCTATAAAAAAGATCTTACTATTAACGTTCTTGGTCCCGTCGGCGATAAAGTGGAAGAATGGACACTAAAGGGTTCATTTATCACAAGCGCTGATTTTCAAGAAATGGATTGGAGCGATGATGGTGCTGCGCAAATGATTAGTTTAACAATATCAATCGATTACGCAATTCTTCAGTATTAAGATTTTTACCAAATCAAAAAGAACCCCACATTTATCTGTGGGGTTTTCTATTTATTAACATATGCAAATGGGCAAGAAAGTATTCGTCATTTATCCTGGTAGATTTCATCCTTTTCACGCAGGTCACAAGGGTGTATATAACTATTTAAGCACCAAATTTGGTGGCAATGATGTATACATAACAACCACCGGAGTAGTTGAATTGCCAAAGTCACCTTTTTCATTTGATGAGAAAAAAGAAATGATGATGGCAACCGGTATACCATCCAACAAAATACTAAATGTCAAAAACAACTATAATTTGCAAAGTGTATCAAGTCAGATACCAATCAATGTAGAACGTGACAGTATTATTTTTGCGGTTAGTCAAAAAGATATGGCTGAAGATCCAAGATTC